ATTTAAGGCTGTGGCAGCCATTGTCTTTGTCCTCACGATCTTCCCTATCAAGGAGTCTATTAGTCCAAATATGGAGCACTTATAGATCTCTGATGCAGCCCTGGGATCCATGGGAGACATGGTCATTAGTTCCTCCTTCCATCTTCCAGCCCAACTCCTCACTCTTTGAGGTCCAGAGGAGTCGATTTTTGTGTGCTCTCTCGAGTGTTTATCGATGTTTCTCATCTCATCGACTAGAGAGATCAGTTCTTTCATGTCGGTATTCTTGCAATGAGGCTTGATCACGTCACTCACAACAACATCATATAGTCTTCTCTTCGGGCTCGGTCCACTTTCAGTGTTCAATGAGCACGGGTCTTCCAAGAGTCTTTCCACATCTATTTCAGGCTGAAGAAACGTTCGTGTGATCTTCTCGTAGAAGCGATAGGCTCCTGGGTATACTGCTCTCATCACTCTTCCCATGGTCCTCATCTCCTGTACCTCCAACACTGTTCTATCTGGGAATCCTCTCATTACATACGACATCAGCTGGGGGGCACTTAGTCCTCCAATCACGTTGGGGCACAGGGCCAGAGCCAAGCTCGCAGCATCCCTCTCGGTTCGAAGCATCGATATCACCTCGGCAGAGATCTCGATCCTCTCAGTGTCGGATATTGAAACACTTTGTCTCTTCAGTTGGTCAACAAGAGGCTCTCCCATCAGTGGGTTGAATTCGTACATATGAAATTTCGATGTTTCCCAGTTCCTCAAGATGGTGAACGCATAAAGACACAAAGGGTTAGGATGAGTGGCTGACGCATCCTCACCCATTGCTCTGTTGGCACTAAGGCACACCTCGACTGTCTGTACTGCGTCATTGACCGTCAGTGATTGCTTGGCGATCCTCTTCAGGACCTCTCCGAGCATCATCCCATTATATACAATGTTCTTTCCATACATGATCATTGAACATGATCTCCATGTCTCTGATGGTTTGAGGGGCATCCCCAGCTTTTTGAACAATGCAAAAGCCTTGATCAAGAAGTTGTCCAATCTGCCAAGGATTCTTTTTACCTCTAATTTGCCTGCTTCGGATCGCTTCGAGTTCTGCAGAGAGAACCTGGATATGAACACAATGTTGTCACCAGCAGCCATGATCTGGATGTGCAAATTCAAGCTCTCAGCTATGGCAGACAGTATGCTTCCTGTCACGACTGTCCATGCCTTCTGACTTTGTCCTTCAAATCCTCCAAGAAATCCTGACCTGCTGCAGCCCCTGTTCTCCTTCAGTTTTCCATCGTCCCATCTGTACTGACTAGCTCCGTC